GTTAAATATCTTATTTTATTTTTTGTTTTAACTATCACAAATTCCACCTTGCCAAGTAAGTATCTGCCTTGCTGTAAATACTGTATTGGTGAAAGACGGGGTTAATGTTATTGTTTGATTATTTCCACTTGTATCAATATAAGTAATTGTTCTTGTATTTGATATATCTGTAAGTTGTGGATAGAATGTATAACTACCTGTGGGATTATATGACCCTAAATTTCTTAAATCAAAATATGCTGCCGATAAACCTGAAACTCTTGTTGGTGTATAACTTGCTCTACCAACAACCATAATATATCCGTTATTAGAAGAATTTTGTAATGTAACATCCACAAATGTTCCTCCACTATTTTGGTAACGAACTACCATAGCAGTTCCTGCAGGATTAAGACAATCTGTTGCACCGCCATTACCAATAAACCACCAATTTAATGGTATAGGCCAAATTAGATTTGTTCCTTGATAAACAGCCGATAATGCTGATGAACCAATATACCCATTTGTAAATGTTGATGACCCTATTTTAATTCCTCCTGCCATTAAACGATGAAATAAAGTGTATTAGCATTTGGTGTTAATGCATTGTATTGTGCTTGTGTTCCACTCCATACATAACTAATTGTTGTAGGGCTTCCTGCTGCTAATGTGATTGGATTTGCTGGTGTTGTTCCACTAGTTCCATTTATACCACTTGAACCTGATGTGCCGCTTACTCCACTACTACCCGATGTTCCGTTAATTCCTGAAGAGCCAGATGTCCCACTTGAACCTGAAGTTCCTGATGCTCCACCTCCACCACCAGTAATACCTGTGATTACAATTTGGTTATTATTGATTGATGTTAAAGTTAATGCTGTTGTTCCTGAATTATATGTCCCACCTGTATAAGCATAAGTTTGAAATGTGGAACAATCATCTAATGTTTCACAAGTAAGTAATGTCTCGTATGTTGGTTGGTTAGGTTGAACGATGATATTTGTTGGGGCTTCAGGTATTACACAATTCACCTGTCTTGTTCTTAATGTAATTGAAGCAGATATACCTGTTGCTTTATCTTGTGTCTCATCAATAACAGGACTGAATGTAACATCAGCAGATAATAAAACTCCATACTGACCCCAATTCTGTTGTATCTCTGTGATTAAATCTTGTAGATATTGGATTGTATCTGAAATAATCTCTTGGGAGTTGTCTGATTGAAAACCATTCTGGTCTAAATAATTCTCTTGGATATTGATTTTATCCATAAAGAATACTCTAAATGAATAATCGGGGATTGCTGATTTAACATTTGTCCCTGTCGCTATGACTGATGTATCATCCAATGTAAGCCACATATATGGGAACTCCATTTGTCTTGTCGTTCCAATATCGTATGGTTCACCAAATCCAAAATCTTTTAGAAAGAAATGATTATCTGCGAATGCCTCAAACCAAGTTACTAATTGATTTAATGATACTATGCTTGTTATTGCTGCCATTTATACACTATTTTTATCTTTTAAGTCATCAAGGTTTTTGAAATAGGACAACCAATTCAAACAACTGATGTAATTTTTTTTATATATATCTTCTTCTTTTTCACCCATTTTATTCATCAACACATAGACGAAATCTAACCATTTGTATCTGTCGTCTAATTTCTTTTCTCTTAACTTCTTTTCAAACCTGTCTGATTTTACTTCTCTTGGTTTGGCATAAAGTCCTTTGTATTGTTGATAAATGTATTCCTTCCACCCAAAAAAAAACCGAAGATGTGGTATATCTTTGAAATTGGGAGTTTATAAAACTCTTCCTTTCTTGCCATAAAAGATGTCTTGAACTTTTCCAAATTACCTTTTGAATTTTTCTTTCTTAAGAATACACATAAAAGTTCAGGCATTATTGTAATCACATTATTTTGTGCCTGTTCCAATAAAATCTCTATGGTGATGATTTCCCCTGTTGTATATTTGGAAAAGTCCGTATGCAAGAAATACTCCTCATCGTTGATGATAATACTTTCATCTTCGCTTCTAACTACATCTTCTTGCATGAACTTTAATTTCTCCAATAACATTTTGAAATCATCTACATCCATCATTTCAATTATTTCTTTATCAACCCCCGTTAGAGCCGACATCAACAATACTGATGCATAAAAATTATTATGATTATCATAATTATTTCTAAACACATCACAAAATTGTTTAACTGTTACTTCGTCCCAATTCTCGGGGAACTGATATAACAATTCTTCTTCGTCTGTTTCAATTTTAACTTCAATCATATTTCTTTTTTTTTAATAAATATCTTGGTATTCTAAATGTTTTTATTACATCCTCATAAAAGATACTGCTGGTTTATTTGAACTTTCTTTTCTTGCTCCAATGGTCATCATAGCAACATACCTTAAAGCGTCACAGCCGTGGTTAAATGCATCAATTGGGGTTGTATCATATCCCCCATCTTTTAACTTTTTCCACATATATTTGCTAAACTCATCCAATAGGTTTGATGACCTTCTTGTAACTAACATATGTTTTTGTTGAAGGATTTGAATACCATAATTCACACTATCCCTACCTTTTTCAACAGGTCTTACTTTATGACCCAATCTTTTTAGTTCGTGGATTGATTTAGGTTCAGCACTATCTGCGTATATCTCACCTAAAACATTGTATGTCTTCATTAGATTGGATAGGTCAGTATTTAATAACCCCGTCTGATAGATTACCTCATCCACAATAATATCGTCGTTGTATTTGTATAAAGCAATTAAGGCTGCAGGGTCTGTTGAAAATCCAAAGTCCAATCCATATCCAAGTAATCTTGCTTCTTCAGGGATTGTGTCTATTACTTGGAAATCAGTATAGATAGTTCCTTCCACTTGTCCTATCTCACCATCCAAATATACTCTACACCAGTTGTCCCAATATGAACTTGTTAAAGCCTTACTTCTATTTGCTTCAAGTTGTTTTACAATTTCCCCTGATAAAGCTTCGTTGTCTTTGTATGTAAGAACTAAAAGTTCTGTATCAGGTTGTCCTATTACTTCTGTATGAACCCAAAATCTACTTGTTGGGTTGTAGTCAAGATAAATCTCTCCATCTGTTCTAATTTGTAACTGAAGGTATGCATCGTAGTTGATGTTGTTAGATTCATTCAAATACAATATGTTTCTTCTTGCTCCTCTTAATCTACTTTCATCGTCAGCAGAAAAGAACTCAATATAAGACCCATTTGAAAATTCGTATCGTAAGAGTGTTTTATTGTAGTGGTGAGGGATATACCTACCAGTCTCTTTCATAATCTTCAAGAAGTCCTTGTTTGCTCCCCTACGAAGATGCGGGATACTCTCTGATACAACAGATATTTCAAGGTTGGGGATTTTGATTGCTTTATCAATAAGGATTGCCAGAATTGAAAATGTCTTTGATGCAGATGTTCCACCCTGTATAACTTTGATACGGGATTTCATCTGTCTAATTTTTCTTAAAGCACTTGTGTAAATAAACTTACTCTTCTGGTTCGTCATCCAAAAATAGTGGTTGTTCTGTTATGGTTATTTCTTGTTTCTCTGTTGCATTAAATCCTAACATCTTATTGATGACCTCAATTGCTTTAATTGCAAATGGTGGGGCATCTTCCATATTATTTTCTTTGATTGTTAGGAGGTCTTGGATGAGGTCTTCTTTTCTAATTTCTAATCGTTTTGCGGTCTTTTCTTGTTGTTTCTGTAGATAATCCTTAACCTTAACATTTAATAACAATCTAGACGCACTTGCTTCCGACACTTTATCATTTGTTTTATAGACAGATTTGTAGGCTTGAGTAGCATTCAAACCATTGCTTAAATACTCATCACAGAATGCTTTATGTTTTGCTGATAGGTTCATAACTCATTATTTTTTCACATACATCAAAGTATGGTTTATGTAATTCACTTCCAATCCATTTTCTATTTAATTCTTTTGCAACTCTTGTAGTTGTGGCTGAACCTAAAAATGGGTCATATACAATATCTCCTTCATTTGTCCAAGATTGGATATGTCTTTTTGCTAATTCATCGGGGAATATTGCTGGGTGTGATTCAGCTCCCTTGAACTCTTTTGAATTAGAATATCCATTTGGAATCAACCATACATTTTTATCAATCCCAAACTCTTTTACTTTAATAACCTTTTGTGTTTCTTCTAAAATCCCTTCGTGATTTCTTTGTCTTCTATTATCCCAAATACGACCACCTGTTTTATTTTTAATCATAATAGGATTAAATGTAGTTGGTTTTCCTTTTGAAAAGATAAACATATTCTCCCACACATTTCTATAACGATATGGTGAAGGAAATGGTGTGCCTGTCTTTTCCCATATTAAATGGTCGTGTAGGTTTAATCCAATCTCCATAAAGTATAGTGCTTGTCTCATAGAATTACCTGTCTTTGAACCATTTATGATTTGGTCTTGGATATTCCACATAATAACTCCACCAGGTTTAAGAACTCTTGTTAATTCCTTTGCTATTTCTTCAAATTGAAATGAATAACCTGTATTTTTTAATCGTTGGTGATATGTCTTATTTCCACCATATTGTCTCATATTATCGTATGGGGGACTGGTTAGTACTAAATCAACATAATTGTCTGGCATCTTCTTCATCGTTTCCAAACAATCTTCATTAAATATCTGATTTATCATTTTAGTATTTTTGTTTCCACATATGTTTTATGACTATCCATCAATACAACAACCTTGTATTCATTTCCCAATTCTTTTTTAAGAGCTTCTTTAACAATTGCCTGTTCTTCCATAGGTAATATTGTTGGTAGTGTTAAAACAAAGATTGGTCTTGGTCTAAATAATCTCCAAATCATACTAGTTTCCATTTATTCTTTGTTTAGCAATTTCAAAATACTCTTCTTCTCTTTCAATTCCAATAAAAGACATTCCCAAATTCTTTGCTGCAATCCCTGTTGAACCTGAACCCATAAATGGTTCCAATACAACTCCACCTTTTGGTGTTACAAGTGTAATAAGATATTCCATAAGTTTAATTGGTTTAACTGTTGGGTGTATATTACCTTTTTTACCTTGTAGTTTTTCTTCTGCTGCTGCCTTTGATGTCTTATCTTTTCTTGGTAATTTATCCATCGCTTCTTTCCATTCTTCAGGGTGAGTTTCTTTGTAGATAATAGTTCCATCTTCTCGTCTTGGTCTTTGATGAAATACCCCTACCTCGTGTTCCATTCCTTCGTTTCGTTCCTTCTTGGATACTTTGGGACAATAAAAGAACCTTGATGCTCCACCTGATTGACCTGCGTATGGGTTTGAGTTTTCACCTTCCTTATGTTTGAAATCCATATTTGATGGGTTTGTCTCTGTATCTTTTTTTCTAACTGACCCTGTTGATTTACTTATACCACTCTGTTCGTCCAATATCTTACCAGCCTCTTCATCAAATATTATATTAGCAGGAAATCTACCTTCTTGTGATATTTCATTTTTACTTGAAGTGAAACTAACTGCTCCATTACTTTCTTGTCCTTTTTCTGGCATCTTATATTCATTCTCCTGACGATATAATGGATTGGTTGCTGGGTTTGTATCAGTCATATCAAATGGTATTCTACAATCATCTATGTTTATTCCACCTGTTCCCCATTTCAATACATTCTCAGCAATTGATTTTTCACTTAAAGGTTTTCTTGCCATACAAATAGGCTCATGGGCTGGTTTGAGCGAGCTTCCCCACCCTTCCCATTCATTATTAATTTCAAATACAGGTTTCATACCAGGTTGTTCTTCAAATCCATTTCCACCAAACCACGAACTATCACCTGTTGATTTTTCACCTCTTGTTCCTTCAGGGTAGCGTGGAACAAAACCTTTAATCTTACTTTCATTACCTTGTATCTTATCAACAGCCTTACCGATGTTATGTGATTTGGGAAAGCCTGAACCATAAACCCACATAATTTGGTCTCTTACCTCAAACCCTGCGTCTTCTATTGCCACAGCCATTCTATGATATGTCCTTGAACCACCAAATGATAATAGATGACCACCTGGTTTTAATACTCTATAACATTCTTTCCATACATCAGTTCTAAATGCAATGTCTCCTCCATCCCATTCTTTTCCCATAAATCCTTTTGATGCTCTTGCAAATGCCCCATCTGTTCCATATTGGGCTGGTGCTGAACCTTCTTTACCAAATCGTTTTACAATTGATGTAAGGTGATATGGAGGGTCTGTAACAATACTATCTACTGAATTGTCTTCTAATGTTTTTAGGACTTCTAAGCAGTCCCCTAATCTTAAATCAATCATTTCTTTACTTTCTTTTTTCTACTACATTTCATGCATCCTTGTTCGTCCGCTTCTTTTATATCAACATCTATTTCAGGTGTTTCAAACATTTCTTTTAGTTCTTCTTTTCCTTCACTAACACTTACAGGTTCAAAGGTTTGAATATCATACCACGCTCTTAATCTTTTTAAGATGTGTTTTAGTTGTGCTGTGCAATAATTACATGCTTGATAAGTAGGACTGATATACTTATTCACAATTCTTTGTAGTACTTGCATGTCTTGGTCTGTAAATCTATGTAAGGATAATAGATTTTCAACTTCTTGTTTTTCTTCTAATGGAATCATAATTTCTTTTTTTAATAAATATCAGGTAATTTGGTTTTGTTATTTTAAGAATAAAAAAAAAGGGCTAGTAAGAAATACTAACCCTCTTTTTGAATTTAGAAAAAAAGAAACTGAAGTGGTGGGGATTTCACAGAACCAGAACAACAATACGTCCCCACCTTGTCTTCAATCTTAATTATCTATGGAAATTATTTGTTTAATGGATTGTTTTGGAAGATTATTTGTTCTACTTTCTCAAACCTTCCTTCTAATTCCTTTGAGTATCCATTCTCAACGAAATCATTTAATACTGTTGTGATTTGCATTAGTTCTACTAATGTTAAACATTTCTCTCTACATTGCATGTATTCTACAAGTAGTTTAAGATTTGATTGTGTGCTGATTTGTTTTCCTTGTGATTGTGCCATTTTTGTTCTTGTTTTTAATTGTTTTTAATATATTCCCATTCTTGGATTTCTTTATACTCTCTTTCCATCATTAGAGTTTCGTATTGTTCTAAATCTTTGAAGTATTGAATTGCTGCTAATTCTTCAGCCTTTTCTTTTTCTTCTTGTTCTTGGATAAATTGTTCCCACATTCTGTACTGATACTCGTCTTTGAGTTGTTGATGAAACAACGCATCTTCCATAAAGTTGTTTAATATACACATATCGTTCTTTTTAATTGGTTATATGTAAATTTAACTATTTTATTTTATTATATCAAATCTTTTCTGAATTTCTTTTTTGATTTTTGTGACCTCGTGGAATACTAATGTGTGGGATATTTCATTTTCTTTGGCGATTTGTCTGAAGGTCTTATTGAATGTGAAGTATTCGTGGAACAACCACTCTTGGAAATATGTTTTGGGGATTGTAACATATGCCTTATCTATGGCTATGTATTTTTGTTCTTTTTCTTTTTTCAATTCTATGTCCGTTTCATCTACTATTTCGTAATTAAACTCTTGGGTATAATCTTTAATTCTTGTGTTCTTGTGAAATCCACTGGTATTGGAGTGAACTTGGTTCTTGCAGGCTCTAATGAAATAGTATAAAAAATAGTTATTATCTAATGCGTGCTGAACTTTTACTCTATTCTCAAGGAAAGATATAGCCAGTTCCGAAATAAGTTCTGGTTTCAAATGAAAATTGGGTTGGATAATATTATTGATTATCTCGTCGTAAATTGAACCTTTTTGCGTTATTTCTATCAGGGTTTGTTCTATCATATGCGATAAGTATCGGAATATAGATACTTTTGATTTCCCGTCCTAAATCTTTATTAGATAGGTTGTCCTCTATCTGTTCGGAGATATACTCTAAAACGGGTTCATTTCGGTTTATACAAAGGTTTTGGATATTTTCATAGAGCATTCTAATTTCTTCCCCTAATTTCGCATCGTCTTCCCATAAGTTAATCCCTGTTAAAATAAAAAATAGAAGGTCTCTTTTCATCTTTTCCTTTATAGTAAATATCTATGTTTTTAGTAAAATCATAAATTTTTTCTATATAATACAAAATAATTTGATTTTTCCAAAAGTAAGTGATACTTATTGGAATAAGTCATAGTATGTAAGACATAAATACCCCTCCAATTCAAAAGAAAGGATGTCGTAATTGTAGTTTCAAAAAATTGATAGACATATTAAGACGATATAAAATAATCCCTTTAAATGAAAGAGATGGGTCTTCCACAACTTATTACCCGCTTTCAACCTAACTAAAATAGTAAGGTAGGTATAAGTTATGTTTCCTATGGGGCAGGGGCATAACTTATTTCTTTCTACCTTCAAAAATAATAAGTTTTCAACACAACAGAATTTGAAGTTTAACAATTAAATTACTACATTTGTATTATGAAAGAGAAAAGATTACCAATTACAAGAATTGAGGACTATGAGTTCTTGGGGTTATACAGACCAAATGAAAATAGTGAAAACTTTTTTTATGTTTATGATGTTCAATTAGAAAATGGAATTACAGGTAGAATATTTCATTCATCAATTTACAATCAAGTTTTGATGAAAGATGATATTGTTGAATACGAATACAATAAAAATAATAATCTTGTTGTAAGAATACCTAAAAGAAAACCACCATTCAAAGTCAAAGAATGATAATCATTTAATACATATAGATTTTTTCTATATTACTTATATGAAATCAGCAAAAGATATACAAAAACAATTAAACCATTTAGTAGCAACAATACCAAGTTGTAATTTTATTGCACCAGAAGATAAAAAAGATATTGTAGGTAATAGTATGCTTCAAATACTTCAAAAATATAATGAAGGTAGATTGGTAGATGATTATGAAACAACCAAAGGATATTGCTTTATGATACTACGAAACTATTGTCTTCAACATAAACAGAAAAATAAGATGATTTATTCTGATAGTAGTTTTGAACATATAGAAGACGAAAATAGAAAAGAATATGTTGAGTATAACGAACATCTAAAAAACCTTATCAAAGGTCAGTATTCAAATCATAAAATGAAGCCTGCAGATATTGAGTTATGTGAATTTGTCCTCAATGATTATAACAACGAAGAACTGGCAGAAATTTATGGATTAGATTTAATTAAGATGGGTAGAAAGAAAAAAGGTTTATCATTAAGATTAAAATACCTTTTCAACAAACCATCAAGATACTTTATTATGGATACAAACAATTCTTATTACAAGATTGGATGTTTGACTATTCAAGATATTAAATCATATTTTCCAACCGAAAATATAAGAAATGTAAAAGAAAAGATATATAACGGTAGTCAATTCAAAGACGGAAGATACATTATTACAAACGAAAAATATGAAGAACAACAAAAAGAATACCTCAAAGGTAAAAAATTTCGGTAAGGGTTATACTTGGGATAAGAACCGAAACAAATGGATGGTAAGAATTAGAGCAAACAACAAATCGTATTTTCTTGGTAGGTACGAAAATGAAGTTCAAGCAAGAATGGTTTATCTATCTGCTCTATTATACAGAACTGCTATTTACGGGCTGGTGGAGTATTAGTTTTTTTATTATCTTTGCACTATGACTAGATTAGAAAAATGTGAATTACTTAAAGAATTGGGATATACATATAATCCTGATACTGGTGAAGTTATTGGATTACGTGGTAAACCAATAACGAGAAAAAACCCAAGGGGTTATATTTCAATTGGAAGAAAAGATTTATTTCAAGGTCAATTATATTCTCATCATTTTGCTTGGTTTTTTATTCACAATGAAGTAGTTGAATGTATAGACCATATCAATGGTAATCCATCTGATAATAGAATTACTAATTTAAGAAGTATTACTCAACAACAAAATACATTCAATACGAAGGCTAAAGGATATTATTACGATAAAAAGAAAAATAGATATAGACCTGTTTTAACCATAGATGGTAAAAGCAAATACTTTGGTAGATATAAAACAGAAAAGGAGGCAAGGGACGCTTACCTCCAATTAAAAGAAAAATATCATATTATTTCCTAGGTGGTGGTGTTAAAGTTCCGTCGGCGTATGGAACACGTCCTTGAACTTGAGTATTTTTTGGTTGTTCTGACGTTGGCGCTTTAACCAATGCTTTTGTATCAGTATCGTATTTATACTTTACCCATATATGGCGACAGTTGACACCACCTCTCCATTCAAATACTGAATATGTATCAGACCCACCTTTACCTAATCCAGGATTTGATGAGTTCAATCTAACAATATCTTCATACCTCATCAAAGAAGCATTTGTTCTACGAACCAATTCCATGCAAAATCTTCTTGTGTTAGGTCCAATAAAAGATGGCCCATACTCTGTTGATATATAACGATATAAATTCATTACCTTGAAATTCTCTTGTTTGCCGAACTCAATTGTTTTAGATGGAATACCTTTTGTATCATCTTCGTTAATGTCCCATATGTAATCCCAGTTGTCTATATCACCTAATCCAATACCCAAATCATCTATAGCAACTCCAAGATTATTTAATATATCATAAAAATCTTCTTCTTTTGCTAGTTTTTCAAAGTATTCAAACTTATAATTATCACTCAACTTTGGGTGGTTTATAATCTCTTCAGGTGTAAATTCATTTATAATATCGCACATATTCTTTTTAATTAAATTTTAATAACTTCCATTAACAAATCCACCACAACCATTACAAGGGTTTGTTAATCCATATGGTTCCAACCAAGTTCCAAGAGGATATTGTCCTCCGTAAGATGGTATATGTATTCCTGTAAAATAACTTTGAGCTGATTTTGGCATGTTGTCTTTTGCTGCTGGTGATGCATAAGTTGGGAACAAGTAATTGTAATTCAATAAAAATACAATCAATCTTCTCTTGTAAAACTCTGCCGTATCCAAAACAGCATTTCTTAAATACTTCAACTCTGATAAATCAACTGGTGTTGAGTTTTCTGATGACTCTTTTGAAATTGATTTATTGGTTGCTTTGAAGGCTACAAATGGCATCGCCAAATAGAAAGCGTACTGAGCCACCATCGGTTGTATGTAATTTCTCATCAACGATGTTTCATCAGGGTTAAGAGT